CTAGTTAACTTTGGTTTGTGGACACATTATGGACACTTTGGACAGCGGATTGAGTGCTACTGCGTCCTGTAAAAAGTCCGGGGCAAAATGCGCGTAAATCATCGTTTGCTGGATATTCGAGTGCCCGAGAATGCGCTGTAATGTGATTATATTACCTCCATTCATTATAAAGTGTGTGGCGAATGTGTGCCTCATCACGTGAACGGCCTGCCCATCTGGCAGGTCTGGCTTGATTTCTTTTAGCACTCTGCGCACGGTGCTGTACTTTGCTTTAAACAGCAGGCCGGAGTTTTTACGCTTAATGCGCTCGGTCAGCTCGACGGAAATTGGCACGGAGCGTCTTTTCCCGTTTTTCGTTTTCATGAATGTCACCACCTGTTGAATGATGTGTTCAGCCTTAAGGCCAGATACCTCACCCCAACGACCACCGGTCGCAAGGCAGATAAGCGCAACATTCAGCTCATCTCCTTCAAGCCGACCGAGTAAACTCTCTATTTCCTCGTTCGATAAGAAAGCCATCTCTGCCTGCGCTTCTTTCAGGCGCTTCACCTCATGAAGAGGGTTGGTGCCGTGATACTCGTCAGCATCAATAAGTTTAGTAAACATGCCGCTCAGTATGGCGATATGTCTGTTTACACTGGATGGCTTGAGTCCTTCATTCATTAGGGTTACGCGATAATCGATGATTGACTTTTTGGTCAGTTGGTCGGCTCTGTGTACACCCATCGCCCCAAATTTTACGATTATCGTCGTCAGGCGACCCTTTTCTATCTCGCCCCTTGTGTGGGATTTTCCGTGATAAATCCACCATCGTTCCAGCAGTTCTGTCAGCTTGCGCCGGTCAGCCGGTTTCTCAAGCCATTCCTTATTGTGATAGTTAACGAGCACATGACGCTCAAATGTCTGAGCCTCGCCCTTTGTACTGAATTTCCGCCGGATGCGTTTTCCGTCTGCGCCCTGCGGTCTTACGTCCACTTCATATCGGCCATCATCGAGTTTTTTAACGGACATAGGTCACCTCGATGGTATGGCTAGGTACTCTTTCACGCGTGTTTACATAACAATCTTCTTTAGAACATTTGTTGCACAGGTAAGCCCCGTAGATCGTTAGCCAGTCTTTTGGTCGGAGGGGGAAGAGGTTTCGCTTCCTGGCCCAAAGTGTGCGAGTGCCGGTGCAATCTGCCCGGTAGAAGGGTCTATCTCATCAAACATGAACCAATCGCGATACTTGCGAAAACGCGCTGGTTTAAAGAGTTTTTGGACATTTTCAAGCGACATTCTGGCCTTGCCCTGCTCATAACCTGCATAGGTCGTGTAGTTTATTCCTGTAATTTCAGTTAGTTCCTTCATTTTGAGCCTTTCAGACTCGCGGATAAGCTTTAGTTTCTCCGCTACTTGTATTGACATAAAATACGTAACTCCGTAATCTTTACGTTAGTTGATTGGTTATCTACACCGCCAATTGACTCGAACTAGCTTCAGTTAGCGCTATATCAATGTGGAGAATAGCAAATGAGTACGGGATCTGAAATTTCTAACGTTATTACAGATAAAATTTCTGAGTCGGTAAATAGTCCATTACCTACGATTAAGTTGTCACCAGCTCCAGCAGACCTGCTTTCTAAGGAGGGTTTTGCGCTTTATATCGGCAAAACCGCCCGTGCTGTTGTTGAGATGGCAAAGGCTGGAAAACTACCGGCGTTCTACATGACAGACCCGCTGAAACCGGGTGGCAAGGCTGAGCTTTGGGTAAACCGTCGTGAGTGGGATAAATATGCCGCCCAACTGGTCGAGGAAGCCCCGACAGAATGGCACGACTGGAAGAACCGCATCAGTTACGGAAAATCCGGTCGCGGCCGTGCGGCTGCATAAGGAGTTTTGCCATGAAAGAACCACGTTGCATTGCTCAACTTTTACGTAACCAAAGCCCGGCCCCGATTAACTTCACCATCACTCACGGTCGCGGTCGAAAAGGCATCATTATCCGTACCCGTAAGCCGGGCGTAATCAGCACAGCGCTCGCTTCCCTAAAAGCCCGGAGGTTTTGCAAATGGCTGTGATGACACCCGGTATTGTAGAGAAACAGCCCGCTGGTCTACGCGGCCTGATTGGAAAACATCTGGCTCTGCCTCGCTGGCAGGATAGCTGCAATTTTTACAACAAGATGATGGAACGCGAGCGCCTGACTGTCTGTTTTCATGCGCAGTTAAAGCAGCGCCACGCGACGATGCGTTTTGAAGAAATGAACGACGTCGACCGCGAACGTCTGGCATGTGCCATCGATGAAATGCGTACAGCCTTTTCAAAGCGTAGACAAATTGGGGCAAGTGAAGTTGCGTATATCAGTTATTTAACTGTCAGTCAGCGCCGCTCTTTATTTATGCATGCCGGATTAACTGAGAATGAATTTAATCAGCCTTATTGGCGCATTGATGAGGAGTCATGTTACTGGCGCGAAAAACTCTTTCGCGCACTGCGTGAGCTATTCAGCCTCTTTGAATATGCCCCGACAATAATGACCTCGGTGAAACCCGAACAATATTTGCATTAATTAATTACTGCCAATTTTTTTAACGTACTTAAATGTGCGTGGCTTCTTTTTGCCTGGAGAAAGTCATCATGACCAAAGCAAGAAACCAGTCCGGTAAATTTTCTTTGCTTTTACAGCAGGCCAGAAGTGAGGCGCAGGCTGACGCAGCGACCCGATTCTCGTCCCATCTTGACTGGCTGATTCGACACATTGCTGAGCGAGAGCTGAACAGGGTCGAGATTGTTGAATTACTCAGTCAGGAGTCCACAAAGTTTCATGACGCCGGATTATTGCGTGGAGAGTCCTGTTAATGGTTTCGCAAAAATCTGTGCTACTGAATAACTGGCTAAAAGTCACCTTAATGAAAGGTGGTGATTTCACATTGGCAGATATTAGACGTGACAAAGAAACGGGAAATAAAGTTGAGTCCGTCATCGCCATTTATTCGAACCCATTAAACCTCTTGTCGGACATGGTTAACCTTCTGGTGAAACGTGCCATCTATTTAAAGCAGATAACCTGTTTTGACGAGTTTACCCAATTAACCAAAGAGTTTAGCGCCGCCTGCCGGGTTGAACTCGAAAAACTGAATGCATAAAGGAGTGGAGTCAATGCCAGATTATATGGATCACGTTCAGGAGTTACAGGCCGATTCACTGGCCCGTCACGTTGACGCCGCCCGGCTGAAATCCAGTGGCGCGGCGGTATTGGTTTGTGTCGATTGTGATCGGCCTATCCCGGCAGCACGCCGCGCCGCACATCCGACAGCGCTGCGCTGCGTTTATTGCCAGTCATTGCTGGAAGCTAACGCAAAGCACTACCGGGGGCAGGCATGAGCATTCGTATCGAGATTGGTGACCGTTATGTCGTCACCAGTGACCCGTTTCAGTTTATTTTGCAGGAGAAGAAAACAGCCAAAACCGGGAAAAATGCCGGTAATGAATGGCTGGATGTCGTCGGCTATTACCCGAAGCTGAATCAGCTCGTTTCGAGTCTGATGCTGCATGATGCTTTAACGGGTGAGGCCTGCACTTTCGCCGAGCTGGCTGCGCAGATTGAGCGAGTCGGTCAGGCGTGTGCTGAGGCATTTGGCGTTAATGGCCGTTGAAAGAAGGGGGCGCGTCGCCCCTACACCTCCACCGCCATTTTCCAAAAGCACCGGCAAGCCGTTTGTCGGTGCTTATCCCTTCAATGCTCCCCGCGATGCCATCGGGCGAGAGAGACCCCTTACACGTGACGAACTGCGTCAGGTGCAAGGCGTTTTATCAAAGATTGACTACCTGCCATATTTCCTGAACTCCCTCTTTACCTCGCGATATGACTATATCCGCCGGAATAAAAGCCCGGTGCATGGGCTGTATTTTCTCAAGTCTACATTTCTGCGCCGGTTGTGGCCGCGCATTGAGCGCGTAAATCAGCGTAACGAAATGAATGCGGATGCCTCGCTGCTGTTTCTGACCGAGCGGGAGAATTACGCCCGACTGCCGGGGATGAATGACAAAGAGCTGAAGAAATTCGCTTCCCGCATCGCCTCACAGTTTTTCATCATGTACGAGGAATTAAGCGACGCTTGGGCAGAAGCTCACGATGGCAAAGAATCACTGTTTACCGATGAGGCGCAGGCTCACCTTTATGGTCAGGTCGCTGGCGCGGCCCGTGCGTTCAACATCACGCCGCTTTTCTGGAGGAAATACCGCAAAGGTCAGATGACGATCCGCCAGGCATTTTCCGCCGTGGCGCGTCTTATCAATGATGAGTGGTGGATTAACCAGTTTAAGGCGCAGCGAATGCGCTGGCATGAATCGCTACTCATCGCCGCCGGTGAAGTGAACAAAGACCGCTCACCGTATGCCAGCAAAAGTGCCATCCGTGACGTACATTCTCGCCGTCTGGCTAACCTTGAATACCTGAAATCCTGTGAGCTCGAAAATAAGGTCACCGGCGAGCGCATCGATCTCATCAGTAAGGTGATGGGGAGTATTTCTAACCCCGAGATCCGCCGTATGGAGTTGATGAATACCATCGCCGGTATCGAGCGTTATGCCGCTGGTGAGGGCGATGTCGGGATGTTTATCACGCTGACCGCGCCGTCGAAATATCACCCGACCCGTCAGGTTGGAAAAGGCAAAGAAAAAACCGTTCAGCTTAATCATGGCTGGAATGATGAGGCTTACACCCCGAAAGATACGCAGCGTTATCTGTGCCATATCTGGAGCCTGATACGTACGGCATTTAAGGATAACGATTTACAGGTTTATGGAATGCGGGTGGTTGAGCCACATCATGATGGCACGCCCCACTGGCATATGATGCTATTTTGCAAACCCGGCCAGCGTAAACAAATTACCGAAATCATGCGTCGCTACGCCCTGAAAGAGGACGGTGATGAGCGGGGCGCTTCGAAACAGCGCTTTCAGGCGAAGCATCTCAATCAGGGTGGTGCGGCGGGCTATATCGCAAAGTACATCGCAAAAAACATCGACGGTTACGCCCTTGATGGTCAGCTCGATCATGACACAGGCAAAACGCTACAAGATACCGCTGCCGCTGTAACAGCGTGGGCGTCGACGTGGCGCATCCCTCAATTTAAGCCGATTGGCCTGCCGACGATGGGCGCTTACCGCGAACTGAGAAAACTGCCTCGCGGTGTCAGTATTGCTTCCGAGTTTGATGAGCGAGTCGAAGCGGCTCGCTCTGCTGCCGATGAGGGAGAATTCGATTTATACATCGCTGCACAGGGTGGGGCGAATGTGCCACGTGACAGCCAGACCGTCAGGGTCGCCCGCAACGTGACCGACGAGGTCAACGACTACGAAGAAGATATTGAGCGCGTTGTCGGTATTTACGCCCCGCATATAGGCGCTAACCATATCCACGTTACTCGGTCAGCAGACTGGCGCATTGTTCCAAAGCTTTTGGCCGTTGAGCCTTTGACTTTAAAAAGCGGTATCACCGCGCCTCGGAGTCCTGTCAATAACTGTGGAAAGTTCACCGGCGGTGACGTTCCGGTTATGACTCCTACACCGTCTGAGCATGCCGCAGCGGTGTTAAATCTTGTTGATAGCGGCGTTATCGCATGGGATGACCCCGAAGTCGTGACGGCGCTCAGGGGCGCGCTAAAACATGACGCGCCGCAGCAAAATCGCCAGCAAAGAAGCGGTGAACCATTAAAGCCATATCAGATTGCGCCATCAGGTCGAATGACGAAAGCAGAACGGGCGCAGATTCCGCGCATCCGCTTCGAGTTGGCGCAGCAGGGCATCACGCCGCAGCGCTGGGAGCTTCAGGCGCTGGCGCGTGGCGCCACGGTGACATTTGATGGGCAAATATACTCTTTTCCAGTTGTAGATGAGTGGCCGGTATTTTAGGCAAGAATAAACAGGTTGTTGATCTTGCATAGCTACAGCGAGTTGGAAATATTGGCTGATGGAATTTTTGGTTCATGGGTAGGTAGAGCCAAAAATGCAAAGCTATGTCTTTGATGTAAATCATTTTTCTTGCTTTGTTGCAAGCAATTGTTTTGATTTTCGAGGACGAATCTTAGAAGTATTGAAGGCTGTGTTTTTACAAGTTTATAATAATTGTGGTGTAACTAACTAAATTGGTTATGGTTTCATTGTATTCTCACATGACATAATTTTTAATTAAAAAGGATTCAACAAATGACCGCCATTGATTCTTTGGCTTTAACCCGGCCACAAATGGATTTGATTCCTATTGAGGAATTAACAAATAACATTAAAAATATCCACACTTACGAAATGGATATTATTTTTCGAGATGAGTTAAGCAAGGTTTCTGATGATGATATTATACTTGCTAAATTTTTTAGGCTTCTAAGTTTAGCGTTTTCATTCCATTTGAGCCGGGTGGTGCAACCTCTTTCCTTCGAGCCATCAATGATCATAGGAGATAAAAGAACTTTTCTACCAGAAGATTTTACAAGTGAAGCTCTTTTGACATTAAAAATAGCGCTCGAGAGGATAACTAACCCATTTATTGCATCAAGGCTTAATGAAATTATATGGATTAATGATAGAAAGGAAAAAGTCTATGCTATTAATGCTATAGAATCATATGCTTTAATGTGCGAGGAAGTAGTTCATTCCATTTATTATGATGATGGCGTGTATTCTAAATCAGATATTATTTTCTTAAATGACTATATGGAACGTGGGCTAAATTTATCGGGAATAGTATATGGGAGAAAAAGTGAAGGAAATGAAAAAATAAAAATAGAGCTTGAAAAATTATATTTGTTTCTAATTGATAGAGGGGTTTTTGAGGGGTTTGATAGTGTAACCAATTTAATGTTTTCGAATTTTAAAAATTATAATGTATTACAATTGGCACGAAATGCGGAAAAAATAGCTGATTCACATACAGCTACAACGTATTTTGAAGCAGTTAAGAAATTATATTACACAGCAAGTTGGTTCTATAAACGAGCTAATTGTGTTGAAGATTCAAAGCGTTGTTTGATCTCGGCTGCGATGCTTACAGTAAAAGTGAAAGATAGTAGCGATGACCCCGGTTTCAAAGCTGCTTGGTTAAGAACGGCTATCCAAGAACTTAAAAATATTGGGGGTATGAACGAGCTTATCTCACAACTTACTGATGAACTTAGTAAAGTTAGAGTAAAGGCATTAGATCATCTGGCTCCTATCTCTATACCTTTAGATATTAAAGACTCTAGAGAAGAAAACTATGACCGTTTAGTCAATCTGACTCTTTCCGATATTATCATTGCAGTAATAAAAAATTTGCCCTTGGAGAATATTGATAAAATTCGTGAAGATGCAATTGCTCATTCAAAGAAGTTTGTTTTTAGCAGTATGCTTAGTACTGAGCATGTTGATGAAAAAGGACGGAAAGTGGCAGTTTCTGATGGTATATCATCGGATGGTTGTTTTAAGGATAATGCTGCAATAATGCACCGAATAAAATTTATCGATATTGACCATCAGTTTTATGTTCATACTATATTTGAGGTTGCTCGCCAAATCATTGGTGAGAAACATCATCTAACACTGGATACATTCGGTATATTAATTAATTATACTCCTTTTGTACCGAATTCGTTAAAGGGCGTGTTTTGCTTAGGTTTTTATCGGTTGTTCCAAGGGGATTTTATCGGTGCTTGTTATCTTCTGTTACCGAATATGGAGAGTGCTATTAGACATGTTTATGAGCTGAGTGGTAAAGATCCCACTAGAGTATTAGAAAGAGAATTGGAGGAGGCGACTTCGTTAACAATACTTTTAAGTAAGGCTAGGCAGGATCTTGAGGAAATTTTTTCTGAAGATATTATCCTAACAATAGATATGATGTTTCTTCAAAAGGTTGGGCCTTCTTTAAGGCACAGAGTTGCCCATGGAAATCTGAGTACAAATGCTTGCTATGACAGTGCGGCGATTTATTCATGTTGTTTAATGCTGTACTTGTGCTGTGTACCTCTGCTAGGTAAATGGGACGACCTGATGGATGACCAACTCAGACCTAAGCTATACGACTGAATCAGACACTAACACAAGATTGAATGAATTTGCATCTGTTTACACAGAGCAGATACTCGGCAGCAGGTGAGATTAACTAGGTGATCTCATAGTTGTTTCACCTGCAAGTAAGTAGCATCAGATAGCGTCATCGGGGCGAATGACAAAATCCGAACGGGCGCAAATTCCGCACATTCGCTTCGAGCTGTCGCAGCAGGGCATCACGCCGCAGCGCTGGGAGCTTCATGCGCTGGCGCGTGGCGCTACGGTGACATTTGACGGACAAAAATTCTCTTATCCGGTCGCTGATGAATGGCTGGGATTCTCTACAAGTATGTAAAGGTGATTGAAATGGCTGATTTTGCTTCCACAAATCGAACTGCAAGCTTTGATGATTAGCATGAGCAATTGATGGATTATGCAGAACTGCGCGGCAGTAGCGCTTCAGATGTTGAAGCATGGCGCGAAGATTATGAGTCTGGTCGCAGTGTGGCGGATGCATGGCATGACGCGTGGGGTGATGACTGATGCACATACTACCAGCTATGCGCCCGGTGCCGCCGTTGCACTCGCGTAAGAGTCTCCGGCTGATGGCTATTGTTCAGTGACTGCAACAAATTATGGTCAATGAGAATCTGACGCCTGCCGAGCTTGTTGGGTGCGCCGAAATCGTCAGGGATAATTACAGCAGGATGGACGGAATCAATAATTCCAAAGAAGCCCAATATCCATCGGCACGGGGGCCAATAGTCCCGCCACCACGTCGACCATAAGAAACGCTGCCAGTGTTGAAACTTGTTTTCGGTACTGGCGGGGTTGAACAACGAGCGGGCGAGGCGTTAGAGTCTTTCTTTTTTGATTGATTACAAAGGGAACCATAATGATTTTATCAAGTGCAACTCATTTGTTCAGATTCAGAGGGGATAACATCAATACAATAAATGAGCTTGTTAATAATACTATTTGGCATTCAAAAAATAGCTTTCTCAATGATCCTTTTGATATGTTTTATAAGCTTGATGTCGAGGCGCTTAAAAAATTTGAACAGCCTGATATTTTAACGTTAATAGAGCGTATGGATAGAATTGTAGGTGGTGGAGATAGATTGAGGGGGTTGTTATATAGAGGCGAGCTTGACGAGATTTATCAGCGCATCGATGAGGTATGGGGTGAGAAGTTTGCTAGTGGTTTGCTTGTGGAGTTTCAAAAGAATGTTGGTGTTGCGAGTTTTACCAAAAAATACGATAGTAGATTGATGTGGGGATACTATGGTAATGGAATGAAAGGGATATGCTTTGCGTATAACAAAGTAAAGTTGAAAGCATCAGATATTGACCTTCTTGATGTAGCTTATACCCCTGAAGCACCGAAGATTAATATTTATAAGCACCTTCTTGAAATAACCCGTGAAGAACCGATATCAATGACTAGTGATTTTGCGCTAGTTAAGCACGCTGACTGGGCTGGTGAGGAGGAGGTCAGAAGTCTGCATTATCTCGAAGGTGATAATATTTACGAACATCAGCCTGGTATTGCGGTTCCTCTGCAAGCGTGTTGCATTGATGCCATCATTATCGGAGAGCGTCTAGGTGGGGATATGCGAATTTTTATTGAAAATTTCGCCAAAAAAAATGGCATTGAAATAATGACAGCAAAAGCTGATTTCACAAATTATAAGATTCAGCTTGAGTCTAATTAACTTATGCATGCATTAGGTGCATGAGTTTGCACGCGTGTTTGTAGTTTTCCCCCTCGCGCTACCGCCAGTGTTGGTGCGGTCTGTCGGTGGTCGTGCAACTGCATTAAAAGCGCCCCATAAAGCGGGCAGGCGTGGCGGGGAAAGCATTGCGCGCTGGATTACCGTAACAGGTATCCCAATTTTGAGGCAGCCCCACCATCAAACACTTTATGTCGTCTGCACCGCAGCAAGGAAAGTCATATCCCCTCCCATATGCGCAGGAACCATTTCTTGAGGATTCAGCAGGTGATATCCTGGGCTAGCAGGCCAAGGGTCAAGAACACCAACCGCCCTTACATCTGGCCCCATTGGCGTCATATAATAATCGACAGAAACGACAACCATAGCATGGCTTCGATTGGCATATAAAAGAGGCCTATCACTGGCTAACTCATTAATTAAAATAATATTATTCATTGCGATAATATTATTGAAAATATCATATGCTGCTACTACTTGAGACTGAAAGCTTACCCCCTGAGAGTCCACCCATGGTTGGCTTAAATTATTTCCCATGGCATTTGTGTTACCTGTAGTGCAAATGGCAATATTTGAATTAAAACTTCTCTTAACAATTTCGGTTTGATCGATGTGATATCCATGAGCTTCAAAGATCATTGCAATCGATGCCGCCCAGCACCAATATGGGCAACTTTGAGTAACACGTGTTGGATGTGCTACATAAGCTCTCATCGGCTGTCCCTGAGGAGTCATAGGACCAAGAGGCATCACAGCTGATTTAGCAGACTGCATGGCAGTAAAACACAATAACATGCTTAAAAAACTACGCCTATTCATGATAACCTCGTCAAAAATGAGATAATAAAGTATTATTAAACATTGCATACATCAATTAAGCACTGCTAAAGAGTCGCCATACACCTTCTTTTAGCATTATTACTCGAATAAAACTGATTGGTGTAGTAAATATGGGTGATATAAAAGTCTTTGATTACAACATTATGACTAATATGCATTGGCTAATAATCATGCTTATGTTGATAGCCGCTTTTGTAAGGTTATGCTATAAACCATTTAAACAATATATTTTTTCTCTACCCATCGTAACTCTGTGATTGAGGTTAGTTATGGTTGAAAAAACTTCAAAGCTTTCCATTGAAAAAACATTGCTATTTTCTTTCGCAGTTTTCTTTGTAATCATAATGTTGATACTTGTCGTTGCAATACCGAATCCAACAGGAAAGCAATGGCGGGTGTTCGGATTAGTTCTTGCTATGATTGCAGGCGGATTTGGGGCTATGTTGCCTGGTGCGTTGGAAGTCAGCGTAAACAAAACCATTAAAGCTGCGGGAGCAGCCGGGTTCTTCGTAGTGGTCTATTTTTTCAATCCAGCAGGTCTTGTATCCGATGATCCTTTCGCCCCATTCCCCCTACCACCCAGCAGTGCTGATGCACAAAAGGTTGCAGAAAAAATGCTTAGTGAGGTTAACAATGGGCAATTTGCAGAGCTCTATGAAAGTATGCACCCAGAGTTTAAGGCGATGTATAATAAAGATCAGTTTACGGCTTTATCAAATAACGTAAGAGTCCCTTTCGGAAAAGCTATTAAAAGCACTCAGTTTGGTACTCAATCCTCGAAGATATATAATCCTCGCGGGTATGTTCTTCAGTATACCTATCTATCTGAGTTTCCTGATGGCAGTAAAATTTATGAAACCCCGACAGTCTTCGCAAGCGATAACTCAGCATGGTATCCTTTTGGCTATACGGTCCAGGCCATAAAAAGCAACCATTAAAAAATGAGCGCTGCAATTTCCATCGTCAGAATGGTCAATAACAGCGCCGTGCTATGAATATTAAAAACTATTCAGTATCAAATGTGTATTTATCAAAACGAATAACATCTTCACCGATCCAGTTATTCATCTCTTTAAATCGCCCTTGCAAAGGTGTTAGTTCATTACGCACAAAGACCTTTGCCACTTTCTCAACATCACCCAGTGAGCCGACATTCTCCGGTTTGCCGCCCATCAACTGGAACGGGATGCGGTGTGCATCGAGCATATCGGCGGCGCTGACTTTTTTGATATTGAAGAAATCATCCTTCGTCGCAACTTCGCTAAGTGGCACGATCTTAATACCATCGGCTTTGCCGTTCGGCGCGTAGAAAAACAGGTTCTTAAAATTGCCGAGCCCTTTCGAGTCACGCATTGCCTTGCGCAGCGCTTCGACGTCGGTGCTGCTTTGTGCGGCGTCGGTGACGTACATGATGTACCCGGCGTGCGCCCCGTTCTGATAATACTTGCGGCGAAACAGTGTCGCGGATTCGTTCAGCCAAGCGGAATTGAGTGCGCTCAGGTACTCCGGCAGACCGTAGACCTCCTGGTTGATGTCTGGCTCAAGCAGATGGAACACCGATCCCGGTGCGAACTGATGCGGCTGCGAGTCGGATTGTATGTACCAGTAGGTGTCATCTTCCACCCCGCGTCGGGTGTATTTTGCCGGAGAGGTCTCCAGTTTGAGCGGCTTGCCTGACAGGCTGACACGCTTCTCAATAAACGCGTTACCGAAGACCAGAAAATCGAGCACAAACCGGCTGAAGTCCTGCTGTGACAGTAGCGGGTGCGGAATGTATGTGGAGGCCAAAATATTTCGCTTCACGTAAATCGGTGAGCTGTGGTGCACGGCTGCGCGCATACTTTTCGCCAGCCCCGAAAAACTCACCGGCGGCTCGTACCACTGACCGTTATCGACACATTCCACGTAATCCAGAATATCGCGGCGGTCGAGCACTGCCGTCGGTTCGCCAAAGGTGAACGCTTCCATGCTCTGAGCGGGTGCTACGGTATGCGGTGGTTTCGCGATGTACGGGTTTTTCTTGTGATTGCTGCGTTTGCTCATCAGTTCCATTCCATGATTGAGGATGACGGCTGGCCGCTGGCGGCGGTCAGTGGCTCGTTAATTAAGACGTGCATGGTTGCCCATGCCAGATCGGCATGACTTGCTTCCTCGGTGCGGCTGGCCTCATAAGTGGCGCTGCGCCCGCTGTTGGTCATGGTTTTACGGATAGACATAAACGACTGCGTGAGGTCGGTTGCGCCGACGTCGTACTCCAGACAACCACGCATAATAGTGTCTTTAGCTTTGAGCACCATCGCGGTTTTCATTTCCGGCGTGTAGCGTATTTCACGTGCGGCCGGATAGAACGAGCGCACGAGCTGGAAGACCCCCTGACCGAGCCCGGTCGCATCAATGCCGATGTATTCGACGGTGTATTTCAGCGTCAGCTCCCGAATGGATTCGGCCTGCTGTGCGAAGTCCATGCCTTTCCACTGGTGACGCTCAAGGATGCGGAATTTGCCCCCGGCGACCACTGGTGGCGCAATGACCACGCACCCGGCACTGTCGCCGCGTAATGACGGGTCATAGCCGACCCATACCGGACGGTGACCGAATGGCCGGTCGGCGAACGGCGCGACGTCTTCCCATTTCTCCAGGCTGTCGACCATGCAGCGCTGCAATTCCTCGAACGGGAATACTGACGCTTTGTCGTCGACAAATTCACACATAAACAAATTTCGGAAGTCGTCGACGCTGTTTTCGCGGCGCAGTGTGTCGATGTTAAACAGGGTACAGCCTTTGGCGAGGGCGTCCTCAAGGGTGACAATTTGCCGCCACTGGCCGTCGGGGCAGGCAACACCCTTTGCCAGTGCGGCGTGTGTGATGTCGATGTCAACGCGCTCGCCTGCATTTGACCGACCCCGGTTGAATTGTTCCCCTGACCAGAACGGGTAAGCGCCGTGCGCCAGCGACGAGGGCGTCGAGAAATAGGTTGTACGAAGATGCTCCTGCGACGACATACCGGATGAGACTTTTTTCAGTTGCTGAAAATTGGGGATCCAGAAAATTTCATCAACGTATAAATCACCGTTATGGCTTTGCGCGGTGTTGGAGTTGGTGCCGAGGAAAATCAGTTTTGCACCGTTGTTGCCGATGACAATCGGGTCGCCGGCGAGCTCCACCTCCGCCAGCTTGGCAAACTGGATGATGTATTCACGGAATACGTAAGCCTGCGTTTTACTGGCCGACAGGAAAATCTGATTATTCCCTGTTTTCAGTGCCCGCATCAGCGCTTCACGGGCAAAGTAAAACGTCGCGCCAATCTGGCGGGATTTGAGAATGTGACGGATGCGATGTGCCAGTCCGGCACGGTACCAGTCGAGCTGATAGTCGAATGACTGGTCGAGGAAAATGTCTTCCAGCTTTTCGATAGCCTCATCGCTGAAAAAATTCTTTTTCTGCTTCTTCTTCTCGCCCTTGTTGCGGTTGGCGACGTTGGGGTTTAAATCCGCCTCGCTGCCGGTCTGGCTGTAACGGTTAACCCGCGCAAGACGCTCCATTTGTCGTGCCAGAAAGTCGGCAACCTTGAAATCGTGTGCTGTCAGCTCGGGCTTTGCATAGAGCTGAATAAGCCGTGCTTCGAGCGTGGTTTCGACGCGTGTAAGCGGCGCGGTCGCTTCCCACTGGTCGCGCTGTTTCCAGCTCTGTACCGTGGGGCGTTTGGTCTGCAACATCTCCGAGATTTGCGGCACGGAAAAGCCCTGCCAGAACAGCAGCGCCGCCTGTCGTCGTGGGTCGCTCAGGAGTGTGGTGTCAGTGGTGATGGTCATGTTTGCCTCGCCGTGGTTGATACAGGGCAAGGCTAAAGAAACAGGGGCAGCGAATCGCTAAAGCCCTGTTGTGTCAGGGGTACGCCATCTGCAATGGATAGCCGGTGCGGGGATGAGTCGGGAAACTAAGCCTGATCCGAAAACCCAACATCAGGACACCTGACTCATGGCAAAAAAAGCCTCCAAAATTTCTAAATGGTTCCGCATCGGTGTCGAGGGTGACACCTGCGACGGTCGTGTCATCGGCGCGTCCGATATTCAGGAAATGGCTGACACCTTCGATCCGCGCGTCTATGGTTGCCGCATCAATCTCGAACATATCCGCAGCATCAATCCCGACGGCCAGTACGGGCGTTATGGCGACGTTGCTGAGGTGAAAGCCGACGTCATCGATGATGACTCCGCGCTGAAAGGTAAGCTGGCGCTGTTTGGCAGAATTGCCCCGCTCGACAATCTCGTCGACATGGTGGCGAAAGGCCAGAAGGTTTACACCTCAATGGAAATCCGCCCGAACTTCGCCAACAGCGGCAAGAGCTATCTCGTCGGGCTGGCCGTCACCGATGACCCCGCAAGCCTCGGTACCGAATACCTCGAGTTTTGCAGCCGTGCTACCGCCAATCCGCTGAACGGCAAGAAAGACCAGCCGGGTGATCTCTTCTCTGTGGCGACACTCGCCGAGCTGGAATTTGAAGACCAGCCCGATACGCTTCTCACCAAACTGACCGACTCCGTTAAGGCCATTTTCAGTCGCCAGCAACAGAGCGACGACGTGCGTTTCGCCGACGTGCATGAGGCGGTGACATCTATCGCGGAACGTGTGCAAACCGGCGAGGAAGCGACCGAAACCCGCTTCGCGGCGCTGGAAAATGAACTCGCGACACTGAAACAAAACGTAGCCGCGCAGGGGGATGAAACTGCGCAGCAGTTCAGCACGATCCAGACCACCCTGGACAAAACCGAAAGCATTACACAGCCGCGTCGCCTGCTGAGCACCGGCGGTGATGTCGGGGATGTGACGCTGACCGACTGCTGAGTCATCCATTTTAACGCCCGCTTTCTGACAGGATAAAAAAACACTATGCGTAAAGAGACCCGTTTTAAATTCAATAAATACCTGAGCCGCCTCGCTGAACTGAACGGCGTCGAGGTGCCTGACCTTGATAAAAAATTCAACGTCGAGCCGTCTGTCACGCAGAAACTCTTCGATAAAATCCAGCAGTCGTCCTCCTTCCTGCAACTCATCAACATGGTGACTGTGGGGGAACTGACCGAGGAAAAAGTCGGTATCGATGTGACCGGCACCATCGCCAGCACCACCGACACTGACGGCGGCGTCGAGCGCAAAACGGCAGATTTCTCGAAGCTGGATGCGTTCCGTTACTTCTGCAAACCGGTCAATTTCGATTACAACCTGAAGTACAACAAGCTCGACCTGTGGGCGCGTTTTGAAGATTTTCAGATCCGCATCCGTAACGCCATCATCAAGCGTCAGGCACTGGACTACATCACCATTGGTTTTAACGGCGTGAGCCGTGCCGCGACATCTGACCGTGCGAAAAATCCGTTGCTTCAGGATGTGGCTGTCGGCTGGCTGCAAAAATACCGCGAAGACGCGCCAGAGCGTGTGATGTCGAAGGTTCTGGATGATGACGGTACGGTCATTTCGGACACGATCAAGGTCGGCAAGGGCGGGCATTACGCCAACCTTGATGCGCTGGTGATGGACGGGCATGAATCGCTGATTGAAGAAATTCACCGCGAAAACCCGGAAATGGTGGTGATTTGCGGTCGCCGCATCCTGACCGATAAATATTTCCCGATGATTAACAAATTCCAGGCAAACAGCGAACAGCTCGCCGCTGAGTTGATTGTCAGCCAGAAAACCATTGGTCAGTTACAGGCCGTGCGTGCGCCGTTCTTCCCGGCTAACAGCATCTTTATCACCACGCTGGATAACATTTCCATCTACCTGTACGAAGACGCGCACCGCCGTCATATCGTTGAAAACCCGAAACTGGATCAGGTGGAAAACTACGAGCAGGTGAAAGTCGATTTCGTTATCGAGGATTATGCGGCCGGTTGCCTGATTGAAAACATCGAAATCCTTGAGCAGGGAGAGGGGGCCACCCCGGAAGCGACCAGCGCGAGCGTGTTCGCGGCTGAAATGGTGAAAGCCTTGCAGGCGATGAATGCCGATAGCGCTGCGAAGGGTGCAACTACCGACGGCGGGGAGGCTTAACCGATGGCGAGCCCCGCAATGCGTCACGCGATGCGGGTCTCGGCTGAAAAGGCATCGCAGCGGGAACAACATCCGCTGCGCCATGCCACGGCTTACGAGCAGATGCTCGTCAAGCTGGCCGCAGACCGCCGGACGCTAAAACAAATCCATTCTAAAGAGCGCAAAGCTGAGAAAAAACGCGAGCTGTTGCCGTTCTATCTGCCGTGGGTCACCGGTGTGCTGGAGACCGGCACCGGCGCTCAGGATGACATCCTGATGACCGTGATGCTGTGGCGTCTTGATGTCGGTGATATTCCCGGCGCAATTGAGATTGCCCGCTATGCGCTGCACTACCGCTTATCGATGCCTGACGGTCACTCGCGCACCGCACCGTACATGCTGGCCGAAGAAGTGGCCCTTGCCGCCATTCGCGCCCGTATCGCCTGTCAGCCGGTGGATGTTCAGCCACTGCTAAGCGTTATCGGGATGACCCGTGTTGCTGATATGCCCGACGAGGTTCGTGCCCGTCTGCATAAGGTTGTCGGTCTCACGCTGCGTGATAACGGGCAACTTGCAGAAGCAATGACACACCTGCAACGCGCCATTCAGCTTGATGAAAGCTGTGGCGTCAAAAAAGACATTGAGCGACTCGACCGTGAGCTGAACCCGAAGCCCCGGCCTGTTGCACCGGTGAAGAAAACACCGCCGAAGCCCGCGAAAAAGGTCATGAAAAAAACATCCGATTCACCGGTGAAACGCGGGCGAGGTCGCCCGAGAAAAGTCGCCGGTTAACAGAATGCGCCCCGCGCCGGGCGGCACGCTGGCCGATGTCGGTGTTTCACCCGAACTGAGGCCAGCGTCCACCGCCCACCTATTTCCGAAGTAGTCATGACGACGCTAGTAGTAAACAACCCGACGCAAAAGCGCGAGACGGTGGTCATCCCGCCAGTGCCGGAAGCGGAACCGGTGATTAAAAATACCGCCTTTTTCCCGGATGTGGATCCGAAGCGTGTGCGGGAAGAAATGCGCCTTGAGCAGACGGTTTCCCCTGTACGACTGCGCCGGGCGATTAAGGCCGGGATAGCGGAAACCAACGCCGAGTTGCGTGAGTGGCGTGACCTTCAGCGTGATGCCGGTTATGCCTGTCTTGAGGATGTACCCACCGACGAACTTGATGGCGAGAGCGTGCGCGTTTTCCACTACTTCAACGCGGTGTGTGCGATGACCACCGCCACGCTCTATGAGCGTTATCGCGGGGTGGATGCGAGCGCCAAAGGCGACAAAAAGGCCGACAGCATCGACAGCACCATCGATGAGATGTGGCGGGATATGCGCTGGTCCGTGGCCCGCATTCAGGACAAGGCCCGCTGCATCGTGGGGCAAATCTGATGAACGTCATCGCGCAGCAGGGCGACACCCTCGATGCACTGTGCTTTCGTCACTACGGGCGTACCGGGGGCATTGTCGAGGCCGTGCTTGAGGCTAATCCGGGGCTTGCCGAACTGGGGCCTATTCTGCCGCATGGTACGCGGGTCAGTTTGCCGGAAGTCGACACGGCCCCTGTCACGGAGACCGTCAACCTGTGGGATTAACGATGGAAAAAATAACAACTTTTCTGACGTACTGGTTTTCCGTGGCGCTGGCCTATTTTGGCACGCAGACCCCGGAAAAACTCGCGCTGTATGTCGGCGGCGGTTGCGCCATTTTCACCGCGCTGGTGAATTTCTGGTACCGCCGTCAGACATACCGCTATCTCGTCGCAGCCGGAATCGATAAGGGGGTAATGCGTGGCCTCAGTCGTTAAACGTTGCAGTGTGGCCGTCGTGCTGGCGCTGGCGGCACTGGTGCCTGATTTTCGTCTGCTGAATACCTCGCCTGACGGTCTCGCCCTGATTGCCGACCTTGAGGGGTGCCGGTTGCGCCCCTACCAGTGCAGCGCAGGTGTGTGGACATCAGGCATCGGCCACACTGCCGGGGTGGTACCGAAACGCGACATCACCGAGCGTCAGGCGGCGGCAAATCTGGTCGCCGATGTGCTCAGCACCGAGCGGCGGCTGGCGGTATGCGCACCGGTCAAAATGCCGCAGCCGGTCTATGACTCGCTCGTCAGCTTCGCCTTTAACGTCGGCACTGGCGCGGCCTGTCGCTCGACGCTGGTCTCGTTTATTAAACGTCAGCAGTGGGGGCAGGCATGCGACCAGCTCGGCCGCTGGGTGTATGTGAACGGGGTTAAAAACACCGGACTTGAAAACCGTCGCACCCGGGAATGGTCGCGCTGTATGCAGGGGGGAAAATGAAAACACTGATTATTTTACTGGCTCTGGCCATCGTGGCGCTGGCATGGCTGAAGCATGAGAACACCAAACTCAGCCGCTCGTTTAACCGTGCAAACGACGTCGCCACTGACCAGAAACGAATTGTCGACATGCTGAAAGACCAGCTCATTACCACGCAGCGCCTGAGTGCCGACAATGACCGCGCGCAGGTAAAACTGCGCCAGAAACTCGACACTGCTGCAAAGCGCGCGCAGCGTCGCGAGCAAACCATCACGAGGCTACTCAATGAAAACGAAGATTTACGGCGCTGGTACGCTACTGAGCTGCCTGATGTTGTGCGCGGCCTGCACCGACGCGCCCCCTGTGCATCAGCCGGTCGTTGTGCTGAACGCCTGCCCGAGGGTGAGTCTGTGCCCGATGCCGGGGAGTGATCCGCTCACTAATGGTGACCTGAGCGCCGATATTCGCCAGCTCGAAACCGCGCTCGAAAGCTGTGCGCTTCAGGTCGAAACGATAAAAGAATGCCAGGACAAAACAGATGTTCAAACCGACGAGTCTGCGCAAGGCTTTAACTGATGCTGTGCCGGTACTGAAAGCCAATCCTGAAATGTTGCGCATTTTTATCGATAACGGAAAACTGGCCTCGACGCTCGCCACATCGCTGTCGTTTGAAAATCAGTACACGCTGAACGTTATCGTGACGGATTTCCCGGGGGATATAGACCTGATCCTCGTGCCGATTCAGGCGTGGCTGCGCGTTAATCAGGCCGACATCATGACCACTGATGAGGGGCGTAAGCGCGGCTTCACCTATGACGCCGATATTAACAACGACGACAGCATCGATCTCAGCATCAGCCTGTTACTGAGCGAGCGCACGATAGTCAAAGAGGTCGGAGTCGAGCTGCACATCGAGCATGCCCCCGAGCCGCAGCCGCCCGAACCGATCACCCGGCCGATGCAGCTCTATGTTCACGGCGAGCTTGTGAGCGAATGGAATGAATGAATTTAAAGCCTTTGATGACCGGCTGGCCGGGCTGATTGCGGCACTGTCACCGACGAACCGTCGACGGATGGCCGCAGATATAGCGAAGAAGCTGCGCACGTCACAGCAACGTCGTATTAAAACGCAGACCGCACCGGACGGCACTCCGTATGCCGCCCGTAAGCGCCAGCCGGTCAGAGCCAAGAGCGGCAGAATAAAGCGGGAGATGTTCGCGAAGCTACGCACCAACCGCTACCTGAAAACCATTGGGCGCGATGATGCTGCTGTGGTGGAATTTACCGGGAAGGTTCAGCGTATGGTTAAAGTGCATCAGTACGGACTAAAAGACCGGCCAAACCCACGCAGTCAAGATGTGCAATATCCGAAGCGTCCGCTGCTTGGTTTCGGCCAGTCAGAAAAGCACGATATTGATGAGCTTATTATCAAACATCTAGGAATGTGACTAACTTCGAGCATTTCATATGCAATTTTTTTGGCATGATAATTAAATGTTGGGTCGTTTAATTATTATACCTATGTAGTTAAGGATTTCTTGACTCACGGAATTAGGCTTGATTATTCTAAGCCTTCGGAAAACGTGAGGGATACAAGGGAAATGCTTGAGAATTTACTTAATATTGAGTCACTAATTGCTATTTCAGTAGGGGCTATATTCAGTTTTAAAATCGCCAAAATCAACCTTAACCTACGAAGTGATGTTAGGACGCAAAGCCCAAATATAAATGGGGATAACAATATCGTCATCTACAATCAGGCAATGGTTTCCGTCAGGAAAGAGATGGCGTTTTCTGTGAAAGTGTTTGCTTTCGTGATGATGATTACGTTTCACATGTTTCCTCTTTTTTATGTCAATTTGCTTGGTTCTTTAGCATTTCTGCTGCCTTTGTTTAGTGTTGCAGGGGTGATTTATACGATAAGGCTACATGGATTTAGTAGAGGGTGGGATGTTATGTACCCCCTCGCTATGCTTATAGTGGGTGTTCTTTTTTATTGTTCGTCAAAAATTATGGGCAATTACATTGATCTTTATCCCAAACTGTATTCGATTTACGAGTATATATCAGGGTATCGCTTCATGGGGCTCTTTGATGTGCCATTGCAAACACATGATTTTTTCTTTGTTGTGGTCTCAAGTATTGCGTGCCCAGCATTGATTGTTTTGGGGTTCTATTTGTCATTTGCTTACACAGTAGCTAGAGATGGGAACGACATCTTTAGGTTCTGCGCTCTGATGATAGCAATGGGATATATGGCTTATCTTTTCTTGTCAGGCGTTATGTTTTCAGATTCGCAAGGTAATACTAATTACTTTATACAAGTTTTATCGTATCCATTCTCTACTCTAACAAATCTTTTCGGTTAGTAGAATGTTGTACTACAGGCTGTACATACGGCCTGTATTGCTACGAATCTTGACCGGCGGCATTCTCTCATGTATGAAAACTCAAGCCACTCTCCAGGACATTCTACGCGTTCTGCGCAACCTTATCCGCACCGGCGTCATCATTGAGACTGACCTCGATGCCGGTCGCTGTCGCGTGCAGACTGGCGGGATTGTTACCGATTGGCTTCAGTGGTTGACCTCCCGCGCCGGGCGCTCGCGTTCTTGGTGGGCTCCTTCGGTTGGTGAGCAGGTGCTAATCCTCGCCATTGGCGGCGAACTCGACACTGCGTTTGTGCTGCCCGGCATTTTCTCTGATGATTTTCCTGCACCTTCGGCCTCTGCCGATGCGTTTCATATTGCTTTTCCCGACGGCGCGGTCATCGAGTACGAGCCCGACATCGGGGCGCTTTCGGTTAGTGGCATCACCACCGCAGACGTTACCGCAAAAGAGTCCATTACCGCCACGGTGCCGGTCGTGCTGATTAAGGCCGACACCCGCGTCACGCTCGATACGCCCGAAGTCGTGTGTACCAACAAACTCATCACCGGCACGCTCGAAGTACAGAAGGGCGGGAAGATGAGCGGTGACATCGAGCATGCGGGCGGGAAATTTACCTCCAATGGCGTGCAGGTGGATGACCACGACCACGGCGGCGTCGAACGCGGTAATAGCCGGACGGAGGGTACGAAATGACGAGTCGTTATATCGGTATGCATCGCGATACCGGACGGGCAATTACTGATGCTGACCATATTCGCCAGAGTATGAGTGACATCCTGCGCACGCCGGTCGGGTCGCGGGTGATGCGTCGTGAGTATGGCTCGTTGCTGTCATCCCTGATTGATATGCCACAAAACGATGCGCTGGATCTCCAGTTGATGTGTGCCTGTTATATGGCGCTGCTGAAGTGGGAGCCGCGCGTCACCCTCACGTCGCTGACCATTGAGCGGCAGTTTAACGGTCAGATGATGGTTGATTTGACCGGTGAAATCAAAGGCAGCAGCGCCCCGTTATCCCTGACCATTCCAGTGAGTTGAACCTATGGCCATTATCGACCTGAGCCAGCTCCCCGCGCCCGACGTGGTGGAAACGCTGGATTATGAATCCATCCTTGCCGAGCGAAAGGCGACGCTGATTTCGCTCTACCCGGAAGACCAGCAGGAGGCTGTCGCCCGTACGCTCGCGCTCGAGTCCGAGCCGCTGGTCAAATACCTGGAAGAAAACGCCTACCGGGAAGTGCTGTGGCGTCAGCGGGTGAACGAGGCGGCGCTGGCCGTCACCTTGGCCTATGCCGAAAATAACGACCTCGATGTGATGGCGGCGAACACCAATACCCCCCGTCTGGTCATCACGCCCGCCGACGACAGCACAATCCCGCCGACCCCGGCGGTCATGGAATCCGACACCGATTTTCGTCTGCGGGCGCAACAGGCTTTTGAGGGCTTAAGCGTCGCCGGACCAGTGGGGGCGTATGAGTTTCACGGTCGCAGCGCCGATGGCCGGGTCGCCGATATTTCGGTCGTCAGCCCTGAGCCTGCGTGTGTGTCCGTTTCCGTACTTTCTCGCGAAAACAATGGCGCGGCTTCTGAAAATCTGCTTGCGGTGGTGCGTAACGCGCTCAACGATGAAGACGTGCGGCCGGTTGCCGACCGGGTGACGGTCCAGTCGGCGGCGATTGTCGACTACACCATCGATGCGACGCTCTACATCTACCCCGGCCCGGAAAGTGAACCCATTACAGCCGCAGCCGAAGCGAAACTAAAAGCCTATATCAGCGCTCAGCATCGCCTCGGGCGCGACATTCGCCAGTCAGCCATTTACGCCGCGCTGCATGTGGAAGGCGTGCAGCGAGTCGAGCTGGCGGCACCGGCCGCTGACATCGTGCTCGATAAAACGCAGGCCTCTTTTTGCACCGCGTATCAAATCCGTCTCGGGGGCTCCGATGAGTAATGTCCGCCTGTTGCCGGTCGGGTCATCCACGCTGGAGGTCGCTGCCGCCCGCGCCTGTGCGGAAATTGAAAATATCCCGGTCCCGCTGCGCCGCCTGTGGAACCCGGACAACTGCCCGGTGAATCTGCTGCCGTGGCTGGCGTGGGCGTACTCGGTCGACCGGTGGGACAGCGACTGGCCGGAAGAGACTAAACGTGAGGTTATCCGGGCCGCTTTTTATATTCACAGTCGCAAAGGCACCATCGGTGCCGTGCGACGTGTGGTCGAGCCGCTGGGGTACGTGATTAACGTGACGGAATGGTGGGAAACACGCGACCCGCCCGGCACCTTTCGCCTCGATATCGGCGTACTGGAAACCGGCATCACCGAGGAAATGTATCTCGAAATGGAGCGCCTCATCGCGGATGCCAAACCCGCCAGCCGACACCTTATCGGGCTCAATATTATTCAGGACGTCGCCGGTTATCTCTTCACCGGTGGCGTCAGTTACGACGGTGACATCATGACCGTTTATCCGGGCTAAGTGAGAGCAGAATGACAGTGAAATATAAAACCGTTGTCACCACGGCCGGGGCAGCAAAATTCGCGGCCGCACTGGTGCCGGGGGGCAAAAAAGTCAACATCGTGACGATGGCCGTCGGGGATGGCGGCGGCACGCTGCCGGAGCCTAACGCCGCGCAGACAACACTGATTAATGAGGTCTGGCGCAATGCCCTGAACAAAATCAGCCAGGACAAAAAGCATAAAAATTATGTGGTGGCGGAGCTGGTGATCCCGCCGGAGACGGGCGGCTTCTGGCTGCGTGAAATGGGGCTCTACGACGACACTGGCACGCTGGTCGCCGTCGGCAATATGGCCGAAAGCTACAAGCCGAAACTCGAAGAGGGGTCCGGTCGGGCGCAGACCCTGCGCATGGTCATCATTCTGTCAGACCTCGAATCGGTTGAGCTTGCCATCGATTCGTCAATGGTGATGGCCACGCAGGATTACGTTGACGACAAAATCGCGGAGCATGAACAATCGCGCCGCCATCCTGACGCCACGCTGAAAGAAAAAGGGTTTACTCAGCTCAGTAATGCAACCGACAGTGAGTCTGAGACGCTCGCCGCGACGCCGAAAGCGGTGAAGGCGGCATATGACCTTGCTGACGGGAAATACACGGCTCAGGACGCGACCACCACGCAAAAAGGCATTGTCCAGCTCAGCAGTGCCACCGACAGCACCTCTGAGAAGCTTGCCGCGACGCCGAAAGCCGTCAAGGCCGCCTATGATCTCGCCAGCGGGAAATACTCGGCACAGGACGCCACCACGACACAAAAGGGTATCGTCCAGCTCAGCAGCGCCACCGACAGTACCTCAGAGGTATTCGCCGCCACGCCAAAAGCGGTGAAGGCCGCGAATGATAATGCCAGCGGGCGCGTGCCGACGAGCCGGAAAGTGAACGGTAAAGCGCTGACGGGCGATGTTAGTGTCACCCCGCAGGATATTTTTGATACGCAGGCTGTCGGTCTGGCAACGGAAGACCTCAATGCACTGAAAATGCCGGGGGTTTACTGTCAGATGGCGAATGCCAACGCCACCTCAGCCCGGCATTACCCTGAAAACAGTGCAGGTGCGTTGCTTATCTACAAAAGTGCCGGGGTTACGCAGGTATACCGTGTGTACAACAGCTCCCGCAGTTATTCGCGCAGCCAGTATGCGACCGGCGACTGGACACCGTGGACACCTGAAGATGCTTTCCCGGTCGGAGCACCTGTTCCGTGGCCGTCTGACGTCGTACAACCGGGCTATGCCTTTATGCAGGGTCAGACGTTCAACAAAGACGTTTACCCGTTGCTCGGGGTGGTGTATCCGTCGGGCGTGATCCCTGATATGCGCGGGCAGACAGTGAAAGGCAAGTCCGCCACGGGTCGCGCCGTGCTGTCTCAGGAGCAGGACGGCATTAAGAGTCATACCCATGGGGCCAGCGCCTCGAGCACCGACCTCGGCACCAAAACGACCAGCGCCTTTGACTATGGCACTAAAACCAGCAGCACCTTCGATTACGGCACAAAGACAACCAACACCACCGGCAACCACGCTCACACTCAGCCGGTTTTTGGTCACAACGGCAGTGGTAACCAGAAGAATTTCGCCTGTGGTGACAGTACCAATAACGCAAACATTGGCAGCCCAACGGCGACAACCGGCGCGGCGGGTAATCATGCCCACACAGTCACTATCGGGGCGCATAACCATACTGTCGGCATTGGCGCACACTCGCACTCTATCGCCCTAGGTGCGCACACGCACACCATCAGCATTGCTGCCGCCGGTAATGCCGAAACCACCGTTAAAAATACCGCATTCAACTACATTGTGAGACTGGCCTGATGACCTTCAAGATGCTTAAAACCGAGCGTACCCTGACCGTTTATAACTTTGCGGCAGACACCCGGGAATTTATCGGCGCGGGAGATGCGTATATCCCGCCGCAGACCGGTCTGCCTGCCTGTTGCACTGAAATTAAACCGCCCGATACAACGGAGGGAAATATCACCGTCTTTGATGAGCAGAAAAAGCGCTGGCTGCTTATCGAGGATCATCGCGGAAAAGTGGTGTACGACACCGCGACCGGGCAGGCGCTTCTGATTGCTGACCCTGGCCCGTTACCGGCAGGCACAACGGAAAAGTCTCCGGCATCCGCGTTTGACCGCTGGAACGGTAGCGAGTGGGTGAAAGACGACGCAGCAGAAAAAGCGGCCAGCATTGATGAGGCCGGAGCGCGAAGGGCTGAACTGCTTCAGACGGCAAATGAGCACATCGGCCCGCTTCAGGATGCGGTTGATTTAGGCATGGCTGATGAGCGTGAAGAGGCCGCATTGCTGGTCTGGAAAAAATACCGTGTCCTCCTTTATCGGGTGGATGTCGGCACGGCACCGGATATCGCATGGCCAGTGACACCAGAATAGAACGGGCGGGCGATGGCTCGCCCGTTCTTTACCCGCAGTTGTTCCAGATGCAGACCAACCTGCATAAATGGCCCCGGTCTCTCACACAACAGAAAATATCACTCACCCCAACCCAACGGAGTTAAACGGATGAGTGATTTTCATCACGGCGTGCAGGTCGTCGAAATCAACGACGGCACGCGCACTATTTCCACGGTTTCCACCGCCATTGTCGGCATGGTCTGCACGGCCAGTGATGCTGACGCTGATGCCTTTCCGCTCAATGAGCCGGTGTTAATTACCAACCCGCAAAGCGTCATCGGTAAAGCGGGTACCAAAGGCACACTGGCAAAATCATTGCAGGCCATCGTCAACCAGTCAAAGCCGGTGACTGTCGTCGTGCGTGTGGAAGAGGGCAAAGGCGAAAACGAAGAGGACGCACTGGCGCAGACGATTTCTAATATCATCGGTACCACGGATGAGAACGGGAAATACACTGGCCTGAAAGCGCTGCTGACCGCCGAAGCGGTGACTGGCGTTAAACCGCGTATTCTCGGCGTGCCGGGTCTCGATACGCTGGAAGTGGCGACCGCGCTGGTACCGGTGGCGCAAAAGTTGCGGGCGTTCGGGTATGTTTCGGCGTGGGGCTGTAAAACTCTGTCTGATGCCATTAAGTACCGCGACAATTTCAGCGCCCGCGAGCTGATGGTCATCTGGCCGAATTTCCTCGCGTGGGATACCGCGACAAACTCGACTGAAGTGCTCTATGGTCCGGCGGTGGCACTCGGTCTGCGTGCGAAAATTGACAATGACATCGGCTGGCACAAAACCCTGTCTAACGTGGGCGTGAATGGTGTCACCGGTATCAGCGCCTCGGTGTACTGGGATTTACAGGAGCCCGGCACCGATGCCGATTTGCTCAATGAAGCGGGCGTGACCACGCTTATCCGCAAAGACGGTTTTCGCTTCTGGGGTAACCGCACCTGCTCAGATGACCCGTTATCCCAGTTTGAAAACTACACCCGCACTGCGCAGGTCATCGCCGACACGATGGCAGAGGCGCACATGTGGGCGGTGGATAAACCGATTACCGCCACGATCATTCGCGACATCATCGATGGCATCAATGCCAAATTCCGCGAGCTGAAAAGCAACGGCTATATCGTCGATGCCACCTGCTGGTTTGACGACAACGCCAACGATGAAGAGACGCTGAAAGCCGGGAAGCTGTACCTCGATTACGACTACACGCCGGTACCACCGCTGGAAAATCTGACCCTGCGCCAGCGCATCACCGACAAATATCTGGCGAACCTCATCTCGTCCGTGAACAGCAAATAAGGAGCCTGAATCATGGCATTACCGCGTACGTTAAAGCTCATGAACCTGTTTATCGACGGCACGAGTTTCCTCGGGGTCGTCCAGTCGATGACGCTGCCCAAACTGACCCGCAAACTCGAAAAGTACCGCGGCGGCGGGATGAATGGCTCTGCCTCGATTGACCTCGGTCTCGATGATGACGCGCTGGCGGCGGAGTTTTCCACCGGCGGTTTCCCGGATGACGTTATCTGGTCACTCTATGGTGCTGCGAATGCTTCTGCGGTGCCGCTGCGCTTTTCGGGCTCCTACCAGCGCGACGACACCGGCGCGACAGTGCCTGTTGAGGTGGTGCTGCGTGGTCGTCAGAAAGAGGTCGACACCGGGGAGGCCAAACAGGGCGAGGTCGCGACATCCAAAATCGCAATGGACTGCACCTATTACAAGCTCACCTATAACGGCAAAGAGCTTATCGAAATCGACACGGTCAACCTGATTGAAAAGGTCAACGGCGTCGACCGCCTCGCGGAGCATCGCCGCAATATCGGTCTGTAATCTTCACCCGGTCAGCGTCGCTGGCCGGGCATCCCTGAATACTGAATGAGAAAGAGAACCCATGAAAAAAGTTGAAAACTCACACGTCATTACCCTGGTAAAAGCCATCCAGCGCGGTGAAACCGAAATCACAGAAGTCACCCTTCTGAAACCCACGGCCGGAACCCTGCGTGGCGTCGGTCTGGCGGCGGTGGCTAACTCAGACGTTGATGCCCTGATTAAGGTACTCCCACGCATGACCCTGCCGACACTGACCGAGCAGGAAGTCGCCGCGCTGGAGTTGCCTGACCTGCTGAGCTTTGCCGGTGAGGTGGTCGGTTTTTTGTCGCCGAGTTCGGCGGCTTAAATTTCGGGGCAAATTTTACGGTCGACGACCTGATGGCCGACGTTGCAGTGATTTTTCACTGGGGGCCATCAGAGCTCTGTCCGATGAGTCTCACCGAGCTCGTCACATGGCGCGAAAAGGCGCTCCAGCGAAGCGGAAACACCAATGAGTAATAACCTTAAACTCGAAGTGCTGCTGAAAGCGGTCGACCAGGCAACCCGACCGTTTAAATCCATCCAGACCGCGAGCAAAACGCTGTCGGGAGATATTCGCTCGACGCAGAAATCATTACGTGATCTGAACGGTCAGGCATCCCGCATCGAGGGTTTTCGCAAGGCCAGTGCACAACTGGCGGTAACGGGTCAGTCGCTCACTAAAGCGAAACAGGAAGCGGCTGCACTGGCGGTGCAGTTCAGAAACACGACAACCCCAACGCGGGCACAGGCTCAGGCACTGGAGGTGGCGAAGCGGGCTGCGTCTGAACTGCAAACGAAATACAACAATCTGCGTGTCTCGGTACAGCGCCAGCGCAGCGAGCTACAGCAGGCGGGCATCAGTACCCGCACGCTGTCGGGTGATGAACGTCGTCTTAAAACCTCCATCAGTGAGACCACCACACAGCTCACTCGTCAGCGCGATGCGCTGGCGCGCGTAAGTGCGCAGCAGGCAAAACTGTCGGCCGTGAAATCGCGCTATGAGTCCGGCCAACAGCTCGCGAATGGTGCGCGTAATGCCGGAATGACCGGGGTCGGTGTCGCGACGGCGGGTCTGTACGGTGCCTCACGGTTTATCGCACCGGGCATCGGTTTTGATAAACAGATGTCCGGTACGCAGGCGATCCTCGGTCTGGAAAAAGGGGATGATAAGCTGGCGCAGATCCGTAAGCAGGCCCGCGATATTGGCGCAAGCACGGCATTTGCACCGAGTGACGTTGCCCGGACACAGACCACGCTTGCCCGCTCAGGCTACAAAGCGGATGACGTGCTGGCAGCAACCGGTTCCACGGTTAACCTGAGTCTCGCGGCAGATGTGGACATTGCCGAAGCTGCCGACATCATCACGAATATGCAGTCGGCTTTTAATCTGCCGACCACGGAAATTCAGCGTGTCGCTGACGTGATGACAAAAGGGTTTACGTCATCCAATACCGGCCTTATCGAGCTCGGCGAGGCGATGAAGTATGTTGCGCCCGTGGCTGAGGCGGCAGGGGCCAGTATCGAAGATACGACCGCGATGCTCGGGATTATGGCGGATAACGGGATTAAAGGTTCGATGGCGGGTACCGGCGCAAGCGCCATCTTTAACCGGCTTCAGGCCCCGATGGGAAAAGCAGTTGAAGCGATTGCCGAGCTCGGTGTTAAAACCCGCGATTCCAAAGGCAACATGCTGCCGGTGGAGCAGATCCTCAAATCGATTAATCGCTCGTTTGTGAAAAACAAACTCGGTACCGCTGAAACCGGCGAATACCTCAAGGTGATTTTCGGTGAAGAGGCTATGAAAGGCGCGATTAAGCTTGTCGCCGCTGCCGGTGATGGCTCGCTCGACAAAAAACGTAGCGAGATTAAAAACGCCACCGGCACCACTGAGCTCATCGCAAAAATTCAGACTGACAACCTCGACGGGGATTTAAAAAACCTCCAGTCGGCGTGGGAAGACCTGCAAATTGAAGTCTTCGAGAAAGAAGATTCGGCCCTGCGAAAACTGACCCGTTCGGCGACAGAATGGCTGGGTACTGTGGCCGCATGGACGAAGGCCAACCCGGAACTGACAAAGACCCTGTTTAACATCGTGACCGGCGCACTGGCTCTGATTGGGATTTTGGGCGGCATTGGCCTGATTGCATGGCCGGTTATCGCCGGGATAAATGCCGTTATTGCGGCGGCTGGCCTGATGAGCGTGGTGTTTTCAACGGTAGGGGCAGTGATTGTTGCCGCGCTCGGAGCGGTTACGTGGCCGATTGTGGCCGTTGTGGCGGCGGTTGTCGCCGGGGCATTGCTTATCCGTAAATACTGGGAGCCCATCAGCGCCTTTTTCTCGGGGGTGGTGCAGGGCCTTATCGCGGCTTTTTCTCCCGTTGGCGAAATGTTTGCGCCTCTGGCCCCGGTTTTTGACAGTCTCGGGCAGAAGCTCAGCGCCGTGTGGCAGTGGTTTAAGGACCTTATTGCGCCGGTGAAAGCCACACAGGACACACTGGATAGCTGCAAAAATGCCGGGGTGGTATTCGGTCAGGCGCTGGCTGATGCGCTGATGTTACCGCTGAACATCTTCAACAAGCTGCGCGGCGGTCTCGATGTGATCCTCGAAAAGCTTGGCCTCGTAAAAAAGGAATCAACTTCCCTCGATGCTGCACCCGCCAACACACCGCCGGTCAGTCAAGGTGGCGGGTATATCCCGGCGACCCGTTCACCCGGTGGCTATCAGGCGTATACCCCGGTCACCGCTCCGGCTCCGCGCACTTATGTCGACCAGAGCAGCCCGACGTACCAGATTAACTTGCAGGGCGGCGCACCGGGCGGCGCGCTCGGGAACCAGCTACAGGATGCGCTCGAAAAATATGATCGCAACAAGCGCGCCAAAGCCCGTGCCAGCATGATGCATGATTAAGGAGTCTGACGATGATGCTTGCTCTTGGAATGTTTGTTTTTATGCGCCAGACGGTCCCGTTTCAAAATCTGCAACGCAGTGCGGATTATCGCTGGTCGTCGAATGCCCGTGTCGGGAAGCGCGATGCGTTTCAGTTCCTCGGCCCCGGTGAGGAAAAAATCACGCTCACCGGTGAGTTATACCCCGAACTGACCGGCGGCACGCTGTCGATGCTGGCGCTGTATAAGATGGCAGATGAGGGGCGCGCGTGGCCGCTCATCTCCGGCATCGGGATGATTTACGGGATGTTCGTCATCAATAACGTGAGTGAAACGGGGAGTGTATTTTTTGCCGATGGTTCACCCCGGAAAATCAGCTTTACGCTGTCACTGACCCGCGTCGATGACTCGCTCGTTGCCCTCTACGGTGACATCGGGAAACAGGCCGAATCTCTGGTCGGCCGGGCGGGTAATGTGCTCTCACAGGCAGGAGGTTAACCGTGCCGGATATTGTGACCGGCGCAGGTGCCACGCTGACACCTGCGTTTATGCTGGCCCTCAACAGTCAGGACATCACCGGTAATATCAGTGACCGGCTGATTAATCTGACGATGACAGACAATCGCGGATTTGAAGCTGACCAGCTCGACATTGAGCTCGACGATACCGACGGCCTTGTCGAGCTGCCGGTACGCGGTGCGGTATTGTCGCTGTATCTCGGCTGGAAAGGATTTGCGCTGGTCGGGAAGGGGGATTTTACTGTCGATGAGGTGGAGCATCACGGTGCACCGGATGCGGTGACGTTGCGCGCGCGGAGTGCGGATTTTCGCGGTACGCTCAATTCACGTCGGGAAGAATCATGGCATGATACCACGCTCGGTGCGGTAGTGGGTGCCATTGCCGCCCGTAACAAATTGAAGGCCTGTGTGGTGACATCGCTCGCGGGGATCCCAATCCCACACATTGACCAGTCGCAGGAATCAGACGCCGTGTTTTTAACCCGCCTTGCTGAACGCAATGGCGGCGCGGTATCGGTCAAGGCTGGTAAATTGCTGATGCTGAAAGCCGGGAGCGGTACGACAGCCACCGGAAAAAATATCCCACAAACCAGCATCGAACGCAGTGACGGCGACCGGCATCAGTTCGCCATTGCCGACCGGGGAGCGTATACCGGCGTGACGGCGAAATGGCTGCATACCAAAGACCCGAAGCCTGGGAAGCAGGCGCAAAAAGTGAAGCTGAAGCGCAAGCAAAAAGAGCAGCACCTTCGGGCGCTCCAGCATCCAAAAGCGCAACCGGTCAGCAGTGTGGCAAAGGCCAAAAAACAGAAAGAGCAGGAAGCCCGCGAGGGTGAGTATATGGCAGGTGAGGCGGATAATGTTTTCGCGATGACCACGATTTACGCATCAAAAGCGCAGGCTATCCGGGCGGCTCAGGCGAAGTGGGATAAATTGCAGCGTGGAGTCGCGGAGTTCTCAATCAGCCTCGCGACCGGTCGGGCGGATATTTATCCCGAAATGCCGGTGAAGGTGTCAGGCTTTAAGCGCGTCATAGACGAGCAGGCGTGGTTAATCAGCAAGGTGACACACAGCCTCAATAATAACGGCTTCACGACGGGCGTAGAGCTTGAGGTGAGGCTTTCGGATGTAGAGTATGAGTCTGCGGCTGATGAGTGAGGTGATGTTATTTATCTATTTGTTTTAAATGGATTTAATGGATAAGATGGCGTTATTAAATCATTAGGTGAGGTGATAAAAATGTTCCATTGTCCGTTATGCCATACAGCCGCTCATGCCCGCACCAGCCGTTACTTTACGGACACGACAAAGGAACGTTATCACCAGTGCACAAATATTAATTGCAGTTGCACGTTTGTCACGACGGAAACGGTCGAACGCTACATCGTTAAGCCGGGCGAAGTGAAACCAGCTTTACCTCACCCGACGTCGACAGGGCAGCAACAAATCGCCTGGATGTGA